ATTACAAACTTTAATTAACAAGTTTAGTCACTAAGATGGAAAGCAAAGTTTTATTAGCACTAATCAAGGCATTAAGCCCTTTTTTAGTATATTTTAAGGGAGTTATAGATGGTATTAAGAAAGTTAAATACAAACAAGCAAAGCAAACAATTAAGACTAACAAGAAAGTTTCTAATGCTAGGGCTGATAAGTCTATCCGTGCAAGGGTGCAGTCAAAATATACTAAGTAACTTTTGCGATATTTACAAGCCTGTATTCTTTAATGCAGATACACAACAAGAATTAATAGACGACATTACAGATAACAATATAGCTTATGAAGAGCTTAACTGTGATAAATAAGGAGAAAGAAAAGATGAAGACATTAAGAGAAATATTATTATATGGCATTATTATAGGGGGCATTATGACACCTGTAGTGTTAAAATCTTATTATAAGGGGTTAAGCAGGGGCTTTGAAAAGTCTGTAGAGATGTTGGTAGAAAACGATTATATGTTTATAACCACAAATGATGATGAAACTTATATGTGCAAGATGGTATTAACAGAGGACAACAATGAATAAGATTACAATAATAAGCAACATACTAATAGCTTTAACAATAGGAGGAATACTTTGTTTAATATAAAAGAAAAAACTGCTATATATATTGATTATTCAGATGACGGTTTAACAATGACAACTAAAATGCCTTTTTTGTCAACTTTGAAGTGGGCTTTATTTAGTAGAAGAATAGTTATCAACAATCCAAAGAAAGAAAATAAAGATGTTTAATATAGATAAAAACAACTACCCAGTAGGTACACAAAGAAGCATTGAAGACCATTTCTATGTAATAGTATCTAAACTAACAGGGCATACATATAGATTCTTTGATAAAGAAGATTGGAAAGCTTTTAAATACTACCTAAATATAAAAAGACTATACGATTATGATTTTTGGGTTGACGGAGATTTAATACCATCATCAATGGTGGCAAACATACAGGAGGTTAAGTGATGAAAGCTTTTGTTAAAAAAGATAAAAGGAAAATGAAACCTTTTGGACTAAGAGCATTTAAAGGTGGATATGATTGTGATGATAGCTGGCAATCAGTAGCTAATAAAACAGCAGAGAGAATGAGGGTGAAAAAAGAAGTAGAAGACGGTGTGCAAGAATTTAAAAGAAGAAGAGAAGAGCATAGGTTTTTACTTTTAAACAATGACAAAGGAGCAATAAAATGAACGAATTAATTAAGAAATACGAGGGCTATAGAATAATAGCTTATAAATGCCCTGCTGGAGTTTGGACTATTGGGTATGGCACTACTGTTTATCCTAATGGTAAAAAGGTAAAAGAAGGTGATGAAATAACAGACGGAGTAGCAGAGGTTTATATTAATTACTATTTAAGTAAACTTAAACTGCCTGAATACCTATCTAAAGGGCAACGAGAAGCACTAGAAAGCTTAATTTATAATGTAGGAGAAGGGGCATACAATAGAAGCTCTTTAAAAGGCTTTATTGAGAACAAGGATATTAAGGGTATATTTAAGAATTGGGATTGGATTTCAGCAAATAAAAAACCATTAAGAGGATTAGCTAAAAGAAGGGCAGAGGAATTGTATCTGTTTATGAGTGATGAGATATAATATAACACCAGTTTCTAAACCTAGACAGACTCGTTCTGATAAGTGGAAACAAAGACCTTGTGTAATGAAGTACCGTGCTTTTGCTGATGAGTGTAGAGATAAAGGGGTTGAGGTTAAAAATGGCTGTCATATAACTTTTGTATTGCCTATTCCTAAAAGTAAACTTAAAAAGTTAGTTGAAGGTCAACCACATAAACAAAGACCTGATGTTGATAATTTATGTAAATCTGTAATGGATGCTGTTTTAAAAGAGGATTCACATATATACGATATTCGTATAACTAAAGTATGGGGTGCTAAGGGAGAGATAATAATAGAAAACTAGCCAATTAAGACTAGTCCTCTATGAAAAAAACTTAAACGGAGGATTTCGCCTCCATCTATATTCTAAAACTATTGATTATTTATTGTCAAGCTTCTTTTCTTTTTTTCTTTTTTCCCAGCGATGTTGCCATTGATAATATCCATCTATTACCTTAAAGACCATATATAATAAAGTTAGTATTGCTATCGGTAAACCTAGCCAAGTTGTTAATTCAGGAACCCAAGCTGGAGCTGTTACACCTACTGGCATTATTATAGCATCTGTTTTAGTTAGCATTGTATTCTTCATCGTATTTTCCTTAAGTAAAATGTTGGCAATATCTCGCCGTTGTATTCGTATCCTGTTAGTTTATTTAGGATATGTTTAAAATCTCTTAAACAGTTATATCTTAACCATAAAGTTTTAGCTTGTCTAGCCTTTTTTAATAATAATTCATCTAGGTCTTTTTTTGTAACTGTATAGTTAGGATAGCCTGTATCTATTACAATGTATTTTCTCTCAACATCTTTAACATTATAACCCAGTTTTTGTATCTTAGATTTACCGTGTCTTAATTGGTATAAGCTAGAACCTCGTATCATTCCAAAGCTCGCAACTGGTGCAGAGAATAAACTAATAATAGTTTGATGTAATGATTTAGGTTTATAGAATACTAAGCAAATGTTTTTCTTGTTTACTTTGTCTGATTTATATTCGTATTGTTTTCTAGTTAAATACACTCCTAAGCTTAATAAGATTAAGTTGTAAGATAAGAATAAACTGTTAGGTAAGTAAGTTATAAATGGGTCTAAACAAGCTATGAATATAAAGTGCATAGTTAGTAATGCAAATATACTCTGCCCTTTGATGTTATGTTTTAGCCACCTCCAAGCGAATAAGCACAATATAAAAGATTCTACCTGTTGACAAGTAATGTTTCCAAACCAATCAGCTAAATAAAACTGAGTAAAGTTTAGAGTTATAATTGTCAATAATAGTTTCATTATGCCGTTCTTTCCTTAAAGTTAGCCATAAGTTTCTTTAGTGTAGGCTTTTTCCTAGCTTCTCCATTAGGTCTGATACCTGCAACCTCTCTCTTTTTAACTTCGTTTACAAATTTCTGTGTTGCCTTATCTTGATTTTCTTTTGGCATTATTCGTATTCTCCTATGTTATATCCATTGTAGTCCAGTCAGTAGTTAAATCATAGTCTACTACTTCTTGAACCGTTGTTAGCTCTTTAATCTCTTGGGTTTTATCGTTATAAACTCCCCAGTTCTCTCTTGCTTTGCTTATTACATTGTTTAATATTGAAATAGCATCTGCCCTGTTAGTAAAGGTGTAAAGACAATCATCGCCACACCTCCATATATGAAGAAATGAAGTGCTAGAATAAGTTAAATCAGAGATATTAAGTAAATATGTAAATCTACTCTCCATTGTAACTAAACTTATATCATCAGCTTGAAAGTACTCCGTAGCTGAAACCTTACAAGTTGCAATAATATCATTTTTATATTCTTTTAACTCTTTTATTTTATCAGTCTTAAAATCTTCAATAGGTCTACTGTTATAAACATATTGTTGTGCTTCTTCAAAAGTTCCTTCAAAGTCAGTACCCCCAACTATTGAACCTGTACCTTTACCTATGCTTTCGCCGTTTATACTCCAAATCATATTATTTTACTCCTACTACTTTTGTTAATGTTGCACTTGCTGCTGTTGAAATAGTTATTGATGTATCAGTAGCATAATAGAACACTACCGCTCTATCTACTGTTGCTGTTGTAAATCTAATATCTTCTTTAAAGGAAGAAGAAGTTTCTTTAAATGTTTCAACGGTTATAACCCTCGAATTTACTAAACTGCTACTAGAAACATACCCTGTTATTTCTAAGAAATTATAATCATTTATATCTTGACTTAAGTTAATAGTTGATACTCCTGCACTTCCTGTGAACAATACATCTCTTGTAAAACTTCCACCTCCAGCCTTCCAAGCAAATCCCGTTGGTGCTGTACTATCTGCTGTTAATACTTGGTCATCTGTTCCTACACCTAATCTAGCTTTAACTGTTGTAAACCCTAGTAAATCACCTTTTGTTGTTAATGTAGGGACTACTCCTAAAGGACTAGAAGCAGTTCCTAATCCTGATAATGTAGCATCACTTGTAACACTTGTTAAAAAGTTGCCTGCTGGTGAAGATACTTGACTTGAACTTGTACCTGTCAAATCAGTTACTTCAATAAGCTTCCAATTACCAGCTGTATATTGGTGAATAACTTTAGTAATACCTATAAATTCAGGTAGTAATAAGCTAAACTTACCTAAGCTCACATCGTTTGTTGTTATAGCTTGTATATTAGATAAGCTATTATCTTGATGTTGCCCTTGAACGTGTATATATCTTAAATCTTGTGAGTCAGAATCTTCACACATAGGGATAGCAATTACAAATGAATAACTATAATAGTTGTTAGACATCAATGTTTGTTGCCAAGCACCACCTGTAAACTCATTCCAATAGGGTTGGTTTGTACTTAAAGGGATTATATCTGCTTGTCCTGTAACAAAGTTTACATCAGCATCTGCACCGTTTATATAAAAATTAGTATAAGTACCAGTTGGTAAAGCATTGTTTTCAGTTGGTAAATCTTCATCATATAATAAACAAGCACTTATAGAAGGTCTTCTATCCGCTGCTGTTGTACTATCTAATACATAATCAGCTAACGAACCACCACTATCTCTAAATGTTCCGTTTACTTTGTGATTTTCTCTGTGTGATTGCCAAGGCATTAAACCGTGCGGTTCTCTTAAATAAACCCAAGTAGCATTAGTAGGGTCATAGAATGCAAAACATATCAAAAGATTAGAGTAAATATCTTCTCCAAATCCACTAGATTCTAAAACCCAGTCAATAGTTGTTCCGTTATCCATTAAGAAATAAGAATCATTTATATCTGTTCCGTGTGCTGGTGAAGTCCAACCGTTTATAATAGTTGTACTCTTAACACCTTCATAATAAGCATTTACTGTTCCTGTTAAAGTTACTGTTTCATCTCCGTTACCTGTAATAATAACATCTTTAGGCTCTACAAATCCAGTAGGTTCTTTTGTTATGCCTACATTATAAGCTTCAAATCTTGCAGTTCCACCATTCCATTTAAGTAAATCGCCATCAACTGGAGTTATAAATACATCACTAAGTCCTTGTAATCTAGGTGTAATATATGGATTAACAAACAATACACCTTCGTCAGCGTGTTCTCTCATTACTATACCAACGCCAACTTGAATATCAGGTGAAGTAGGTCTTGTCCCCGTAAGGTTACCGTCATCTCCTAACCAAGCAATAGCTCCCTCTGAAATACCAGAAGTATCCATATCTCTAACATATCCGAAAGTAGTAACATAACCTTTTTGATTATCTGTAATATTCTCTGTAACAACCCCAATCACTGAGGCTGTAGTTAATGAATCTTTATCTGCTAACATAATTTCAGGATTAGCACCTGATGCACCACTTACATAAACAGCTTGACCGTTAATTATATCATCTCCTTCATCGTTAGTTGCTCTAATAAGGTTCTCTTGTCCTATTTGTAGGTTAACATTACCACCTGGCATTCCTAATTCAAGAGTTCCATCATCGCCGTTCCAATGTAATCTACCCTCTTGGTGTGCTATAGTAGCAGTTAAAATAAAGTCTATATATCCAACATTAGTAGCACCGTGTCCATTAAAATCTACATCTCCACTAATAACACCGTGCCAAGATATATCCTCGACCTCTACAACTCCATTGATATTAATAGAAATTACTTTTAATAAGTAGGACTTACCCTCATCATCTCCTGAATTATTTAATACTGTAATAGTATCGTTAATTGATGCTTTACCTTTAAGTTCATTAAAGTAATCACTAGCTATAACCTCTGCTTTAGGGTCTGTTGCTACATAACCAAATGTTTGATATGAAGAACCTCGTTTACCTTGTCCCGCGAATGATACTAGTTTGTCTAAATCGAATGCCATATATACTCCTTTGTTTATAGTTTAATTATTTATTTTCTTTTTGCAACCTATTTTTATAAGTCTTGTTTGCTTTCTTAACGATAGTGTCTATTTTCTTATCTAAAGATTTTATCTTATCTACTTTATCCTCAGAACTCATATTTTTATCTGTGTAAATTCTATCTTCAATATCTCTAATGGATTTCATTTGATTATAAAAGCCCTTCATTAGTTTATAAGATGTTAATTCTCTCTTGTTTTTCTCAAAGTATTCCTTCTTATCTTTGCCTTTTTTCTTATTGAAAGTAGCATTCTTTTGTTGGATTGTATTCCAGTTATCAAAGAAATTACTTGCTGAGATAGTACCATAACCTGATGGAGTTCTTACAGCCATAGACCTTACCAAAGGAATATCTGCTGGTACAATAGGTTTATCAGATGTCTTCTCTCCGTTGAACTCTCTAACTTCTTTTATAACTTTATCAGCTGCATCTGTAAAGAACCTTGCACTACCTGCGAATTGTCCTCTTAAAGCATTGTTAATTAAAGCTGGAGATACATTAAATTGTTCTCCTAACATCTTCATAGATTCGGGTGTGTGTTTACTAGCTCTTTCAGAAGGTTCTAGTCTATCCATCCATTCAGGATAAATATTTCTACCTGTAAAGAAATTATAGTTTGTCATACTCTCTATAGAGTACTTTAACAATGGAGGCATAACCCCACTAATATCTTGAATTGGAACTAATGAACCAGCCATACCCATAACAATCTCACGACCCATATTCTCTACTTCAGGCTTGTTTCCTTTATATCCTTTTAACATTAACATCTCAGGGACTGTTGCGAATAATTGACCTGGAGCAAATGGCTTAGGTATAGACCACCAGTTATCACCGATTTTAACATTCCAAGATAACATTCTTCTCCAAGTAGGGAGTTCTAAGTATTCTTCTCTTTCGTCATCAGGAGCTTGATATAACATATAATAGTTATAAAGTATAGTAGGCAATGTCATTCTAGTAATACCGTGATACATAAATGCTTTAGGGTTTGTCTTAATTGTGCTCATTAACTTAGCAGAACCTCTAATACCTGCATTAAAGAAGGGTATATATCTATTTATAATTCGACCAGTTTTACCACCAACCATAAAGTCTAAGGAAGCATCTCTTGATTCGAATACAGCTTCTTTCTCGCTTAATCCTTTTTTAAGGGCTTTTTGAAATACACCTAAACGGTTAGCTTTTTCTACTACATCACCAACATCTTCAATAGCTCTTAGTGGGTTTCTTAAGTATCTATGGACTTTACTGTGTTGACCGTATAAGTCTTTATATATTTCTTCTAGGTTTTTATCCATCTCTTTAGGGTCTTGACCCATATATGAATCAAATGAACCTCCTGCTGCTTCCCATTCGTTATAAGCATCTGTTTGACCTAAAACAGTAAATATACCTTGTACTGCATCTTTTGCATTAGGGTTTACTTTAGATTGTAGATTAACCATAAATGTATCTCTAATAAAGTTTCTACTCCAGAACTCAGGGTTTAATCCTGTAGCTCCTGCTCTCATTACTTTAGCTGATACTCTCAAAGGAGATAATAACCCAGCCATAAATCTATTTACATTAGGGTCTTGTTGTTCTACTTCTCTTAATACTTTTTCATCTACTGAGTAAAATACTCTTTCGCCATTTTCATAAACTGACATAGTCCCCTCAGGTTTCTGTCTTGATGGTTTTAATACAGTCTTACCGTCAAGTTCTTTTTCTTTTAATAAAGGTTTAGACTTCTCAGTTTGCCCCATACCAACTAATACATCTTTTACTGATGTAGCTATTCTGTTTCTTTCTGCAATAGTTATCATCTTACCTGTGTTGATTGATACAGTTTTTAGGAAGTTACCTATTTCTAAATCAGAGCCACCTTTGATTTTCTTAATATCAGGTTTAGCATCTGTAAACTTTCTTTTCTTAGAGTAACCACTAAATCCACCGTCTTCAATAATTCTATTAAATGATATATAATGTGGGTTAGCTTCTGTAATAGCCTTAAATGATTCCTCACTCATCACCCCTGAATCAACTAATTTATGTAATATAGTTTGTTGGTTTTCGTATAGCTCATTAGAGAACTCTTCAAACCACTCCATTTTATCGCCATACTTCTCATTAAGTCTAGCCATATCTGTAATAGCTTTAGTCTTTTGTGTGTCTGTTATTTCTACATCTGCTCTAGGTATTAAATCTTCTAACATTCTACGAGCTTGTAAGTATTCGTTTTGGTCGTTTAATCTATTATCTAAGCTAGGTTCTTTCTCTAATATAGCATTATTCCAGTCATCAGTAATAGACTTTAAAGATTTACCTACTATTTGGTTCTTACCGTCAACTACTTCATAGATACCTACTTGTAAGTTTTGTCTTATAGTTCCAGCTATACCGTAGAATTGTCTAATAGATTGTTTAATATCAGGGCTTAAAGATTCTAAGAACCTTTTATCGTTTACCATTTCAAACACAAATCTATCTTTTAGGTCAATAGCTTTTTCTTTTACAGCTTCTGCTTTAGTCATAAAGCCGTTATTAAATCCACTCTCTTCATCTGCCACTAAAGGAGTATCTAGTTCTTGTTGGTTTTTTATTTCTATATTAGCTAAGTCTCCTTGAATTGATTGTGGAGAAGTAACATCTAAATCTTCTTTTCTCTTAGATTCAAACTCATTAAACTTATAACCACTCTTAGGTAAAGGATACTCATTATTTACAAACTCATCTAGTTCTGTTTCTGTCATATTACTAGCAAGTTCTTTAGCTTCTATTGGAGAAGAACCTTTTCTTGTGAATAAGTTTACAGCTGTGTTAAAAGACACACTAGCTCCACCCATTATACCAATGATACCAGCAGTCGCTAATCTATCTGTGTTGTCGCCTTTGACAGCTTCTAATGCACCTTGTAGGTCTAAATCTCCACCTACAAGTCCAATACCTGCTGCTAATACATTTTCTAGTTCTTCTTCCCCTAATTCTCCTAGCATACCATTATAACCAACTCTTGAAAAAGCGTTAGATATTTTAGAATTAACATTTATTTTTTTATAAGATTGATACAGTCCTTTTTGTACACTCATAGGCAATTTATTTACAGCTTGTGTTAAAGGAGTTTTTAATACTCCTAATGGTGATAATACTTTACTTACACCCTTCAATATAACTCCACCTGCCATTTCAGAACCAACTGAGGCTGTTGTATACCCATAACTCATCAAGGCACTTTTTACAGGAGATTCTTTACCCTCTTGTGTTAATACCTGTCCTTTATCAGTAATAGACATAAAATTATTTAATCTTCTGTTTCCGTACGTGCTAACATTCATAGGCATCATTACAGTAGACCTAGCCGCTATATTAGCTGCAGTACCAACAGCAACTTTAACAGCTCCTTTTTTTATTCCAGTTGTGGTTGCCTTTTGTGCTATCTTACCAACTCCAGCAGTCAAAGCAAACTCTGTCATAAAGGCTGGCATTTGCATACCATAGTAACCAATTTTACCACCAACATCAAAACCCCTTAGATTTATCTCTGTCATCTTATCAATATAAGAATTAAACTGTTCTTGTTGTTGTTCTGTAACTTCTTCACCTTTTTCTAGCTTCTTAGAGATGTTTAATATTTGTAATGATTCTACACCTTGCGCTAATCCACCTAAAGGAACTACATCTTTAGTTTCTAAAAAATCACTAGCTTCTAAGAACCCAATAGGATTGTTTTTAAAGCTTTCTAATCTTTCAGGTGAAAATCTTGATTGTCCTAACTGTTCCCATTGAGACATATTATCATCGTAATCTTGTTTTAATTCAGGAGTTGAATCTACAGGTATACCGCTATTAACAGCATTTATATTCTGTTCTGTAGTAGAAATAGGTTCAGGAGCAACTGCACCAGCAAATAAGTCTTTACCGCCAGCGAATAAATCTTTGCCCTTGCTCTCTGTATCTTTAAATAAATCAGCCATTAATTACCTTTCAGTCTTTGAATTACTTGTTCTTCTGTTAAGTTATGGATTCTTGCTGTTTCTTTTATATCTGAAATAGAAATGTTAAGCTTCTTAGCTTCTTCTTCTACATTCACAGCTTGCACTTGTTTAATCTCGTTAACTCTTTGAATAGTCTTATCTCTTCTTTGTACATTTATACTATCAATAATAGTAGTAGCAAGAGCCTTTTGCTCTGCTTCTGTAGGTTCTTGTCCTTCTGTTTGATAAAATAGCTCTCTTGTTGCTTTACCTCTAAACTCAGGTGGTAATTGGTTTTCAAACATATCACTACCTACATTAAAGTTATAACCTACTATGTTAGTTGCTCCTGATATTTTAGCAGAAGTTAAAGTAGATATTTGATTATTTAGTTTAGTGCTACCCTCTTCACTTAAATTACCTGATGTTCTTCTGTCTAGTATTTCGTCTCTAATGTTTCTAACACCAATTAGATAATCTTCTTGGTCTAAGTCAGCCCTAGCATTTAAGTCATTTACTCTTAGGATAATATCAGCCATAGCATCAGCATCATCACTAGCACCTATTGCCTTATCAGATAATAACACACCTTTAAGCTTACCTGCATATTGTGAAGTAATAGAGCCTTCTAATAGTAATTTGTTAATCTCTATCTTTTTATTGGCTGTACTTAATTCAGGGTTAGTTATAATCTCGCTACCTGCTTGAGAACCTATCGTTTGTTTTTGTAGTTCTGCAATTTTAAATCTAGACCTTACAGTCTTATTATAAGAAAGCATATCGTCATATTCTTCGTTATCTATCTTATACTTTTTAATAAATTTGTCTTTGTTAAGTTCCATATCCTGCATATAAGCTTCTGCTTTTTCAGGGGACACTTCAAACAACTCATCTACATTAGTTTCATAACCTAGTGTTTTAATATCGCTGACAGAGGCTAACATCTTGTCTTTCTCACTATCAGAGAATATAGGGAAGCCATCAGCATCTTTAGAGTTTGCTAAGTTTATAATATTGTTTATTTCATTTTGAGCTTGTATCTTTGTATTATTTACTGATTCTGATTCTTCAGGGTTGAAAAATACAGTAGATATTTCTTTTAATGAGTTTATACTTGTATCTATAGATTCAGAACTTACTAACTTATTCTTTTTGGTTTGTTGTTTATTAAAGTTATTATCTGCTCTTGTCATTAAAGATTGTTGAGTAAGTAAGTTATTAGCTACAACTTCTTCTCTTATGCCTTCAATAGGAATATCTTCACCTAGCTTTTCATTCATAGATTGAAATTGTTTAAACAACTCTTCAGGATTGTCAGAATTTAAGTTATATAACTCATTCATTTGTAGTTTAGATTCAGTTTCTAATCCAGTTTTAAATGTCTTAGTTGCTTCTTCTACTCTCTTAAACCCCTTTTGCTCTTCTTTTTCTGCAAGAGCCTGAGTTTTACCTACTTGTTTTCTAAGTAAATCAGCACCAGTCGGTCTAATACCTTGTGTGATTCCTGTGTCTACTGTTTTTTGGCTTGTGAATATCTTATTCATTTGAACCTCCTAATAAATCTGCTAAGCTTTTATTTCTTTTGAATCCTTCCATACCTTTTAAGAACCCTTCTGTTCCACCTGATAAAGAACCTACAACACCTGCTGAGAAATCTGTCTTAGCTTGTGTCTTAACTTTACCAGCTTTAATACTTGCTTCTCTTCTTCTTGCTTGTATATCTTCGCCTAAGTCTTTAGATGATAACTCAATGTTTCTCATTACAGAACCTTCTCCAGCTTTAACTCCTCTTCTTGCTGCGCTAAACTGTAAATTTCCCATAGAAGCATTAAAAGACTCTAATAAGATGTTTGCTCGTTGTTCTGCTTGCAATTCAATAGCTGCTGCTCTATTCTTGGCTTCTGCTTTTTGGTTTCTTAATACACCAAAATCTATAATCCCACTAGCAATAGCTCCGTAACCACCAATCTTAGATAAATTAGCTGCTTCATTAAAATGAGCTTGTGCTTGTGTTAAATATCCTTGTCCTTCTGGCATAATTTAATCTCCGTAATTTATATGCAACATTACTGATAATAATTCTAAGTTATCGAATGTGCTTGTTATTGTGAACTTATTCTCTCTTTCATAACCACTAACAGAAAAGAACTCAAAGATATTATCGTCAGATGTGTCTACATCTCCATTTAATATTATAGAGGTTGTATCCTTAGTTGTCAAGATAGCTTTAGATATTCTTTTATATATAGATGTTGTCTCGTTACTTATGTAAACTGGGTTAGACCTTAATTGACAAGGTATGTCCTCACCTATAATAACAGGTTCTGTTGGAGTATCATTTAATGTTATCTCTCCATTTTCAACTGTATATAACCCGTAATCTATATCGTTATAAGCTCTTACTTCTAAGTCTTCAAACTTCTCTAGTCCTGTGATAGTTAATGTTGGTGCTTTAATTAAACTGCAATCAGTCTTAACATCTGCTAGTTTCTCTAAGTATAAAACATCAAGTCTTTCTACTAATAAGTAAGTATCTGATTTAAGAACCATAACATCTTTAACTAATCCTGCTGTGTTAATTCTAGTAAAGGCGTTTATCTTTTGGTCTAGTAATATATTAGACACTAACAACTCACCATCTTCTTTAGCCATATATAAATAGTTACCATTATCATTATTAGAGTTATAATCAACTGCTAATCTTAATGGGTTCGCTATTAAATGAGAACTTAATAATGAAATATTATCTGTGATATAGTTAGCCTGAACTTCGTTATAAACGAAACTTAATAAACTCTTACCGTTTTTCTCTAAGAATAAAGTAACACCACCTACTGAAACAGGAGCTAAGTTGCTTAAACTTCCATTAGGGGTAGTTTTAGTTATAAAGATGTTACTAGGTGTTAATGATGAATCATTAGCTATATACTCTGCGCCACCTGTAAATATTTGTAACCCTCTATTATCGTATAAGTTTACAATCTCGTTGGTTTCTTTAGCTGCAATAGGTGCTTCAATAGCATCATTATCGTATTGCCCTATGTTCTCAAAGCTATGATATTGATTAATTCTTGAACCCCATATAGTCTGAGGTCTACCTTTAGAGCCGCCGAACCATAATCTTTGTTGATAGAATAAGCAAGTTAAAGGATAACCTCTCTCTTCACTCCACACCAATTCATAACCTGCTTCATATTCCCATTTCTGAGAACCAATAGCACTTGTATTTAAGAAAGGTATAATTGTATAACCTGAAACCTTAGTACCACTTATATAAGAAGTAATTTTAAACCTTGAACCCAAATCTGTGTTTATATATTGTCCTACTGAATCTATTGTAAAGATTGAGCCACTTGCTGTTATCTCTCCTGAGCCGTCTGCTGAACTAGGTGTAATACTTACAGCTGGATTGGTTTTTATTAAAGCATCATAATTATAATATGGTATACCTTCTAACTCAAAATCATCAAAGCTAAACAATGTATTAACAGATTCAAATGTTCTTGAATCATACATCTTAACTGGATACCATTCTGATTTATAACTATCAGGTTCTGCAACTACTCTAGGTACTCTTGTATTAACCTTAACACCATAAGTATATATTTTATAACCATAACAATTTACATCTAAGTTTACTGTAATGTCTTTTGTTTCTGATGGGGTATTGCTAAACACTCCACCTTTTTGCAATGTGTAATTACCTAGATTATCTTTTGTATAAACTTCATATTGGCTCATATCTTTAGCTCTGAATGTAATTCTCTTTAAATCCTTAGCCCCATCAAAATCACATATAAAGTTATTAGGTAATAAGTGGTCATAAGTAGTAGGGTAACCACCCTCTAAATAACGAACCATCTCTGTTAGATATTCTCCTAATGTAGAGTAAGTAGATGTGTTTAAATCCCAAACTTTATAAGGATTGGAACTATCTGCTGATATTGTGTAACCGTCTTTGGTAGTTTCACCTGCACCAAATTCAGGTATAATAGTATTTGTTGTAGCATCTAGTCCTCTAATAAGCTGTTTAGGCGGCATATTAGGGTGTGTAAGTATCATTGTGTCTTCTGCTTGAGTAAACTTTAACCTTTTAAAATAGTCGTCTAATAAGCCTACTGCTGGGATAGTCTCAATTAATATATCATCTTGATAAACTCTTACTGTTTCGTTTGTAAATATTAAAGCATACTTTTCATCTTCACTAAATACAAAGTCAGCCATTCTAACTCTATTCTCTGCATCAACTTTATCATATATAACAAAGTCCAACAACTCTAAACAAGTTGTAATACTAGAGCCATCTCTTGATAATCTTACATATCTATAAGAGCTTACTATAGGATAAGACAATGTATTAGCCAATCTTGTTATTTCAAAGTCTGCTACCTTAGTCCATATAGCATTATCTACTGAAATCTCTAATGTTTGCGTGTCAGTCCATACATCATTCTCTGTAATCTCTACTGTGTAAGAAGTATAGCCTGTTCCTCCGTTTGTAATAGCTATAGAGGCTATAGAACCGTCTGTTGCTAGTGTAGGTGTTAATACTGCATCTATACCGTCTCCTACGACAGTTAATGTAATATCTTTATATCCCTTACCTGGCAAGTCTATAGAAGTAGCATCAATAACTCCAGCTGTATCTGTAGCACTAACTGCACCATCTTCAAAGCTTAATTTAATATTATTGATTGTTATGTTCTCGTAAACATCTGATGTAGATAAATCACCGTGTAATTCTAGAGTAGCACCGTTAATAGTAGTTGATACAAAGCCTGAACCTATATCTGCTACATCTCCACCAATAGAAGACACAAATGTAGTTTCTTTAGGTACTAATGAACTTAAAATACTATCAATGTCTAATGTGCCTTGTCTTGTTTTAATCCCACCGTATAAAGTAGCAATGTAGTTACTAATGTAACTAGCTGATGAGTTCAACAAAGATATATCAGTTCTTTCAATTAGGGATTGGTTTACTTCACCTTTACTAAATTTAACTTGTTTCTTTGCTGTTTTCATATTAACCTCTTACGCTTATATAAGGTGCGTTTGCTATTCTTCTTGTTCTTTTTTGTACTGTATCTATATTAGTTGATATAGCCCATTGTTTCGCTTCTCTTGCTTGTAATACTTGTAATAGTTGTGTATCGCCTGTAAGGTCATAGCATAATTCAAATGCTCCTTTAAGCTTCAAGTAATCAACAAAGTAATCGGTGTATAATGATACGTCAACATCTGCTGTGTAGTTTAAGTATACTTGGTCTTTTACATTACAATCTAACAACCCTTTTAATGGTGGGTCATAATCTATAATAGGATTTAATCTGTTTGCATCGTTAAATGATGTTATATACTTTAAAAAATCCGTTGGTAATTCATAGCTGTATTTATATTTATTATCTGTTAAATCATTAGGAGTATCTAATTTTACTGTTGTATTAGCAAAACCCCATCTATATCTCTGTAGGGCTGTTCTTACTATTAAAGGATAACTAGCATTTATCTTTCTAACTGCCTCGTTAGTATCTGAACTGAAATCTAATCCGTCTCTTTGTCCTAGCTCGTTTGCCATTAATTGTTTTATTTGGTCTTCTGTATAAGCCATAAACTCTCCTTGTAATAAAAGGAGGGTTACCCCTCCCAATTATTATTATACTGTAACTTGTTCTACAGCGTCCGCGCCTGCATTTGTCTTCCAAGTATCTGAAGCACTAAATGCTGAAGGTGTGTCTGATAAATCTAAAATAGAAATCTCACCACCTATAACTGCAATTAAATCTGCTAATGTTATTCTCTTTGGAATATCATCAACTATAACCGCAAGATAAACTGTTGTCGCTGCAGTTGTAACTACATCTAATTCAGTTGTTGCTAGTTCTGCTAGCCCTTTTGAATCTGCCATAATTTTTCCTTTCTTTATAAAACAGGGCTTTTACACCCTGTAATTATAATTAAGCGTTAGCTGTTAAAGTTAACAAGCCAGTTGTACCATCTGCTACTGCGTTATAGTCAGTACTATTTCCATAGTCTGCATCTACAACGATAACTTGGTCACCTTTTCTAATACCATTGTTTAATGGGATATAGTCTTCAGTTGTAACTGTGTCTCCATCTTCGTTCCAGAATTGGAATCTGTTTGGGATTCCTCCGCCTGCTACTAGATTTTTGTTGTTACTTATTGAACTGATGTTTTTAATATCGAAAGCCATAATTTTTTATTTCCTTATTTTTATGATGTTAATGATTGAACTGATACGATACCTTCGTCATCAATTACTACTGCACCTGCTGAGAATTCAGCACCTACCATATAAGCTCTTTCTTTAGGAATCCAAGACATTTCTGTTTCCATTCCCATAGCAATAGCTGAACCAACTGAACGCTTGTGATAGATAAATCCTCTAACTGATGTAGCACCAGGATTAGGTAATCCACCTTCTTGTCTGTCAGCTATGTCAATAAATTTCATTCCTAAGAATGAACCTACTGTACCGTGTACTAAAGCTTGAACTGAGTTATAGTCAGCTGATGTAACTTGTGTTGTATTTAACAAGTCTTCTAATTGGTCTGCACTATGCATAAAGTATCTATCTGTAGATTCAACACCATTTTTATCTAATCTTTTCTTACCTTTAAGTAATGTAGCAACTGTTAAAGCTGTTCCTACTGTACCTACTGTATAAGAAGCATCACCTGTATTTCTACCTGTGTTGATAGCGTCAATGATAATTTGATCCATTCTTAAACCAATAGCATCACCAGCTACTTCTGCTAGTTCTGAAACTTCTGAGAAATTAATTTTCTTAGCGTCAAATTTATCTGCTTGGTCGAATGCTTCCCAGTCTTGTAAATCACAAGAAACTCTTGAGAATTCAGTATTCATATATGTAACTTCTGAACCTGAGTTATGTTGTGTAGCTAAACCTTTACCTTTTTTATTGAAGTATGCAGTTTTACCTGTAACTTGTTTTTCGTAAGTAGTCCCGTTTAATTTTCTTTTGTCTCCGTAACTTCTTTTAACTTCAGCGTCAAAGAAATCAATAAAAACATTATCTATTTGTTGTGACATAATATGTCTCCTTTTATATTTGTTAAGTTGAATTGATGGTTCAAAATAAGCTGTTATCTATATAAAGGGACTCTATGTGAGTTATGCCTTGAGACGCGAGGTTTTTCACTATCTATATTTAGGCTATTACATTAAGTTATCTTTGTCAAGTGTTATTTATGACACACAAAAAAACCACCCCGTTAAGAGTGGCTTAATTAATAATACCTATTTGTTAGGTAGTCCTCCTTGACGACCTGCTTCTCTTCTCTTCTGTAGTATCTCTTGTCTTCGTGCCATACTAGTATCAGCTTTATTATACTCATCAGCTAAAGCATCATCACTAGCTAGTCCTGTGTTATTAACATTGATAGTTGGTATATCTTGACCGTTACCACCGAATAACTTTCTCATCTTATGAACTGCACTAACTCCGATAGCTCCTTTATCCATAACGTCTTTAATAGCAGATTTCTCTTCTTCATTAAACACGCTCATATCATCAACCCATTTTACTGCACTATTGATAATATTAACAGCTTCTACTGGGTCATCGTGTAGTTTCTTGTTCTCATTAGCTAAGAAATCTTGCTGTATTTGTAGTTTCTCTTCAGGGGAAGTTGTATCTAATACTCCAGCAGTTGCCATTGTATCATTGAAGAAGTCTGTCATAGCTCTAAACTGTTCTGTATTTAAACCGTTCTCTTGTGCTAATACTGATAAACTCTCTACAGCTTCTTTAACTGGTGCATTGTTCTCGTTATCAAAGTCATAAAACCCTGCATACTTCTCATCAGGCACATAAGCTTCTACATATTCTGATGCTTCATCTTTACTTTTACCTTTAGAGATAATCTTTCTCATATCTTGAGATTGTTTCTTATACTTCTCTGTGTCTGCATTAGCATTAGCAATCTTTTCTAAGATAACATCTTGTCTAATAGATTGAGTAGTTAAGTCATAAGTCTCAGAATCAAATCCCTCAGGATATACTAAGTTAGGGTTTTCAGGAGCTTTCACTTCTTCTTCACCTTCTTTAGGTTCTTCTACAGGAGTCTCTGCTGGTCTACCTGTCATCGTTTCTTTTACTTCAGTTGTATTTTCAGCAGGTGTAGTTTCTACTGGTGCTACTTCTGGTGTTACATTATCATCAGTCATTATTTTTTAGTCCTTTCTCGACTTCCTTGTTCAAGGATTGTTTTGATGTATTTTACTACATCTCGTTGTCCTAACCCGTAATAGGTTCGGTGTTCATTGTCAAAGTCAGCCTTTGCCTTACACTTATATTCTAAGTATTCTAGCAATAGCTTACCCTGTTCCCCTTTAAATACTTCTTTAAATAAAGTAACTTTAGTATCTGTGTCTTTTTTGACACACTTTAATTGCTCGTCAAAACTTAACTTAGGCATCTTTGTTTACCTCCGCTTTATTAGCATCTACAGCCATAGTTGCATTAGTCTCATCTTGTAATGCTTGGTCTTGTGCTTGTTTCTGTGCTTGACCCTGTGCTTGTGCATTAGCCATAAACTCTTGTGCTGAACTAATTAACCAAGCTGGCACTCCCATTCTATCTCCTAAGTAAGGAATAGCTGCATCTACTTTAATAGCTGCTGTTGATGTTTGTCCTGTAGGGTCAAATGAATTTAATACAGAAGCAAAGTCAATAATAGCTTTAACCTCTCCAGCTTGTTGTTGTTTCATTAGTGGAGTATTGATAACTACTTTAATTAAGCCGTCTTCAATCATTCCAATAATATCTTCTTCAGGGTCTAGCATACCAAACTCTTGAGCGTGGATAACTAAGTTCTTAGCTAATGGAATAAGTAACTCATTTTCTAATCTACCATAGATACTAGAGATGTTAATATTAGATGCTGATGTTCTCTCTGCTATCTCTGTTGCTGTAATACCTGGTCTAACTGTATCAGGTAAAGGATTATCTAACATTGTCTTTTTAATGTTAAGTTCTAATCGTTCCATATCGATAAACATTGAATCACCTGTATTAGGCATTTGTAAAGGTTGTATTCCGTCTATGTTCTCTACTGGGTTAATAGCCATAGGTTCTAATAAAAACTCATCAGGGTCTAATATAGAATCTCTTTCAGCTAGTAATGTAGGTAATTTAAAGCCTGTAGCCATTAAGTTATACATTGTCATCTTGTTTAATGTCTTAATATCAGGTAATGCTTGTAGTCCAACTCCTCTACCGTAAAGCTCTCCAGGTGCATTATACCATCTTAAAGTAATAAATGGATTAACTCTGTACTCTCTATCTACTAATATTGATTCTTTCTCTTGGTCTATAACAAAATATCTCCAAACATTAGCATCATAGTCTTTATATGTACCTTCTAATATAGTTACATCTTTATCAGATTCACCTTTTGCAACTTCCATCTCATTTAACTCAGCCCATTGCCATTTAAGAACTTCTTTAGTAAGTGTAAACTTCCTTGATACAAATGATACTTCACCACCTACTCCATCAAGAATAGAAATATCTTTAATAGGGATAGCTCTAAACACACTAGGGTTCTTAGGAGAACCTTTTAATGCTAATATACAAGCTGTACCTGCAATTAAATCACTATAGAATGAACCAATCTCTTGGTCAAAGTTAGATTTATTCTTAATCGTATTACAGATTGAAGCTATCTTATCTAACTCTTTGTTCTTCTCATCTTTATCAGGGTCTGTATCTTCTACTTGAAACTCAATGAAGTTTGCATTGATTGGTGTTAAAGTAGCTTGTGTCTTGTTAATAAATGTATTACCTGCATTAACTCCTACTGATGTATATATCTCTGACCTGTTATCTCTAAAGTTATCTTGAGGGTCTGGGTTATCATAACCATCTCTATCAGGCATAACCAATCTAAATACTTCTTTGTAACGAGTATCTACTGTTCCCTTTTTACCAAATGCTATATTATACTTAGCTATTATTTCTTTTGCTGATTGTTGCATTATCCTAAAACCTCCTCTTGTGGTTTCTGTGATGTTAATCCACTTACTCCACTAGGGCTAGTCTTGTTTAAACTATCTCCAGTTCCTAGCTGTCTTCTTTGTTGGCGAATTAAAGAACCTCTTTTCTTTTGAGCTTCTCCCTTTTGTCTTTCGATTTCTTGCTCAGACTTCTTAGTAGCTTTTCTTTGGTCTAAATAACCTTTAGTTGCTATACCTGCACCTGCTACTGTTGCTGTTGTTGCTGCGATGGCTAATCCTGTTGCTAATGTTACTGCCATAATTACTTCCTTTCTTTGCGATATACATCAGGCACATAGCCCCATCGCTCTAATAACCTTGAGAAAGAATCGTCTTTATAGCCAAAGTTTGCACCTATTCTCACACAGTCACAATCTTCATCAGATGCTTCTTTATCAAAGAATATCTTTATTTTGTGAAGAAGACGAATGTCCCCTCTATATTCTTTTTTAGTATATATTAATAGTTCTGTCAAGCTCTTTTCTTGGTTAAGCTCTGTTAGTATTGAGTATAATATCAAACACTTATCATCTATCTCTTTAACTCTAAGCATTCCAGCCTTGTCTATAGCTTGTATCATCTTCCAAGAGGCATCTACATTAACACCCTCGTCTTTCTCTATTTGCTTCTTCCATTCTAATAAATTCATATTATGCCTTCCAATTTGATTTTCTAGGTTTCCAATCCTTAATGTTTGTTTGTTGTACTGCTGGTAATATAGACCTGAAAGCATCTGCTCCGTTTGAAGCCCAATCGTGATACGGTTGATTTAAGAAACAATTTCTTTTCTCATCAAACTTTCTTCTATACTGTTTCAAGCTTTCTCTACCTGCTTTTGTTTTAACCTTGTCGAACACACATCTAGGTAATAATCCTCTAATAGCTTGTATATCTGTGTATACATCTGAGGTTCTCTTGTTAGTTTCTACATTCTTCAACCCTAAGTTCAACAACTGTTGTTTTATACTTATAGCTCTTTCAGTAGATGTCATTTGTCTTTGCGCTCCATCGTGTGGTAATCTATGTTTAGAGTATCTATAATTTCTATCTTCTGCTGTTAATACATCGTAATAATGCCCTAATCCATAACCTGATGCTTCATAGTAATCAATTACTCTTACTTCTCTACCTACAAACTGCACAAACCATATTGCTGTAGTATCACTAACACCTAAATCCCATATTGTTTCAACTGTAAATTGAGGGTCATAAGGTACTGGCATAACTTTATCTTTATGTGCTTTAAGTATATCACCGTAATATGAACCTTGTATAGCTCCCTCGAATGAACAATAGTATTCTTGTTGTATAAGTTCTTCTGCTTTACCCCTTCTTCGTTCTTCTGATATATCGTCTTCTGTTACAATACCACCAGTATCATCAATAGTTAATACACTAGAGAAATACTTATCATCATCTTCTAACCAATCTAATGTATCTTTGCAATGGTTCTCTCCACGAGGTGTTGAGTTAAATACTACCCAGCCTTTAGTTTCTCTTAACATAGGCTCTAATGCTAAATCATATAAGTTAGGTTTCTGTAAAGCCCATTCAGACACTACAGCTCCTTTAATACCTGCACCAACTCTTTTATCGTATCTATCTCCACCAACAAATGATATTATACTTCCTACTCTAGGCTTACCTTTATTATCTAGTCCACCATCAGGGTGTTTTAAGTATATCGTCATTGACTGGTCATCTTGCTTTAATACCATATCTTTAGGGAAGAACTCTAAGTATCTTATCCCTGATGCTGTTACACCCTCCCAAATAGCCTTACGGACTTGTTGTGATTCAGGCAGTATAAACCAATAGTTTCCCACTTCCATTACTGCACGACTTATAAGATAGTTTAAACAAAATAAATCCTTACCAGCTCTTCTATGCCAGATAAGGATTGCTTTACTTACTCCACTATGTAGTGTGTTCCATACATCTATTTGATAATCTCTTAAAGGTATTAGGGGAAGTTCTATCATTTATTGTTCCTCTTCTTCTATATACAGCCCTGTGTTCTTATCTTTAATTTTTAGTTTTATAAATTGTATTTGGTGCAATGGTATTATTGTGCAGAAATTACCGTCATAATAACAATCATCAGAAGAACCCTTTTCACTTCCTGATACTATAACAACCCCACTACTTGTATTTAACTCCGTATCTCTTTCGATGCTATAAATCCTTTTATACCCAAAAGCGAATATCTCATATTCATATATTATATCCATACTATTCTCCTTGTTTCTTTAAGTTAGTGTTTATTGTTATCTGTGGTGTTAGGTTACCATCAGGGTTGTTTATATCCATTTCTTTTGGTGTTATTATCTTAAGCAAGTCTAATGCTTCTTTTACATCACCTTGTTCTACCTTCTCCTTAATCTTCTCAATCATATTCTCAGGTATCTTATGTCCTATCATCTCTTCAAATAAATCATTCTTTATACTCTTTAATGCTTGGTATCTCTTTTGTCCTGCACTCTTAGCTTCTCTACTAGGTTGATTCTCTTTACTAAATGGTGGAGCTGTCTGAGGTCTAAGGTTGTCTGTAGGGTTATGCTTAGGTTTACATTCACTTACTGCTTCGTCTAATGCCTTTGTACCAGCATCCATACATTTCTTAAGTCTCTCTTCGCCTTTAGTCATTGTTTATCTTCCTTTCTTCTTGTTTATTAATCTTCTCCAAAACTTATCTGATGTCTCGTTTTCTAAATAATAAAAAAACTCGGGGTTTAAAAGCTTATCTATTTGTAATCTAACTTGTGTTTGAGCTAATTTCAGGTTAGAAGTAAATACACTATTGCAATACATATTATCATTCAATGTAAACTCTGTATAGTGGCTTGTCTGTTCAACTCCCAATGTAATACTATAATCTGTTTTACAAACTATACCCCTATATGTCATTATTCTATGTGTTCTCATAATCTATCCCTCATACTTAGGTTTACCAATTACCTGTTCTCTTTTGTCTTTTAACTTTAAGTTAAGTTCTTCTGAAATCTTATTAGCTTCTTCTATAATAGGCTTAACTAGTTCTAATTTGCCTTCTGCTTCACCTTTAGTGTTAAATACTAGTGTATCTTCTATTCTATCGTATTGCTTTTCACCGTTTTCGTCAAGTCCTGCATCAAATAAACATAAAAAGTATTTAGAGTTTAAATCTACTTGATGTGCTAATAGTTTACCTGAACCTACTGTTAGTGTGTTTTGGTCTACATAGTGATATAATTTAGTTAGTTCCATTGTTTAATTCCTTTAAATGTTCTGTAGGTATTCTATAAACACTACCTAGTATTTGTAAAACCCTATCGGTTGGTTCTTCTTCCGCGCCTTTTTCTAAAGCTGAAAGATGTTCTTTTGTTAATCCTGTTAGCTTAACTACTTCAAAGAATGTATATCCTCTTTCTTTTCTAGTTGCTTTTAGGAAATCTCCTAGTTTATTACTCATTGTTATTCTCCTTCTTCTGTAGCTTTATAACTTCCTTAGCTACCTTAGTTATAAATTCAGCTTCTTTCTTAGCTTTTTCTCTTGTAGCCTTTAATTCTTGTTTTCTATTATATTTTTTAAAACATTCTTCAGAACAACAATCATTAAATGAAGGTATAACCATTTGTAACCCTATACTAACAATACCAGCTTTTCTTTTATCTGGCTTACCACATATTCTACATTTAAACCTTGTATATCCTTTAAGTGTCATCTCTATTCTCCTCTGTTTGTTTACAACTATTCATATAATTCATTATAGCTTTTCTCTCTTTAGTGTTAAGGCTTTTTGTATGTTTATGCACTGGTTCTATTACAACCCCGAATCTTTTTAATATGTTCTTTAGTTGATATGATGTTGTCTGTCTTAACTGCTTTTTAGTTAATGCTCTGAAGTTAGCTGCCAACTCGTCTACTACACATCTTTGTTTATAGTTATTATTACAGCCCTTACTCATAACTGCATATTCATATCTGCTTATTATTTTAAATGGTAGTTTCATAATTTTGCTCCTTTACTTCTTTAAGGAACTTCTTATCTGCCTTTAATTCTTGCTCTCTTACACCAATATTAAACTCAAAGCCTTCAATAGCTCTGTCTTCAACTTGTTGTTTGCTTAAATATTTATTACATAGCACATCTTCTATGTTAAAAGTAGCCCTTAATAACCTCTCGTTAATTATACAATCAACTGAATAATAGTTACCTACTGCTTTTCTTCTTACTTTGTGAAATTTTTTGTCTGTTTTAATTCTCATAATTCTTTCCTTTCCTATAAAAGTTGGGTAAAGCTATAGGACTCCACCCTCTGTAAGTGTACCAGCTAAGTTATTGAATGTCAAACCTTTTCTCTAATAAAGTTATTTTCTTCTTAACTGTTTCTATTCTTCCTTCTAAATTAGTCGATAATATAGATTGTTTAGTATTTTTAAGCTCGATTACCTCATTCTCTTTAAAGATTTCTAATAATAGCTTCCATTGCTAAAGGATAGCCTTGCTCTGCTGTTATATATCCACTGTTTACTGCTACTCTTATGTTGTGTATTTGTAGAGTGTGAACTGAAATCTTTGCCTTCGGTATTTTACTTTGTAGTTCTTCTTTTGTTAGTTTTATCATTTTATTTCCTTTTTAATATATAGCTCACAGCCACAACAATGCTCGTTAGATGGTGTTACCACTCCAGAATCTAAGCCAGCAATGCAAATATATTTTAATTTTACCCACTTAAGCCACGGGTGAGGCTTTAAAGGTATTTGTTGTTTACAATTACAACAACATCGATTAAACGGTTTTTCGTTTAAATAGCATTCTTCTTCTTTCATTTGTTTAGTTCCTTTATTTGTTATCTTTCTTGATAATCTTTGTGTATTTTATATTGCTTTAACCATTTATCTTGCTCTTCTTTTGGTATTATATCCCACTGTTTTTCGTTAAATTCGTCAATAAAGTGTATTGTAGCACAATCATTACAAACTAAATTTACAGGTGTTTCTCCTACAGGTGTTTCTCCTGGTTCGCAATGTTTTCTAAGTTCATAATATACCTTTTGACTTCCACAATTACCACATATTATATTTATTACAGCATTTACCATACTACTTACCCTCCAATTCTTTTAAGTGTTTTTCTGCTTCTTCTAGTGTTGTGAATAAATCGAAGTCTTTTAAATCATTTATATCAACATCGACACCATCAACACTATACATAAAGTCTTTAAAGGTACCTTTTCTTATTAAGAACTCACAATTATGACAAGTTATCCAGTATATTTTAGTTTTTAATATGTGCATTCTATTCTGTCTCCTTTTTTGGTGGTTCAGTATTATTCCAAAATTTAATTAAACCTTCAGAATAATCCCATCCTACACCATTCCAATAAACAACATCCATATGCCCAACTTCAACAGAAGTTAAATAATACCCTTCTTCTTCAGGCAATCTATCCTCAACACTTACCCATTCATTCTCTTCCTTTAGCAACTCTATTTGTTTTGCACTATTGATTAAGCTTTCTTCAAGAGATGCCAAATTAACACACAAATCTTCTCTGCTATTATCAGAATCTAGCCAATTGTTTATTTTTTCTTGTGTTGTACTCATCTTATTTACTCCTTAATTTGTTTATGTGTTTTTTCATAAAGCCTATTTTTAACTGCATAACATCTATTTTAGTTTGTAGCTCATTTGGTGTTTCTTTTAATACTTGCTTTAATATATTTATTTCTTTTCTTATTTTGCAATTACGACAAATTTCGTGATATTCATCATTATATAGATAGCCTGCACTTATTATCTTATTTTTATCGTTAATACAAGCTTCACCGATTACAACTTTACCATAATAGATATATCTCCAACGACCACCACCACCTTCTGTAGCTCTCGTCCCTAATCTCAATTCTTCCATATCCGTATCCTTTCTTTAAACTAATACCAGCAGAACGGTTTAAGAGAGAAAAAGTAAGTTATTGCTTATATACTAAATAATATCTTCTTATATAAATTTTGTTTTA